GTCGTATTCTGATTCGACAGCCAAGTCCATCAGCTTCACTGTACCCACAGCAGATGTGTGAGCAATGATAGCTGTTGTATTTGCAGCGTTCACAGCTTGCGCTCCACCAGCACCACCAGCGTCAACACCCGTGCCTGTTACGTTAGACGTAGGCAGATGTGGGGTCTTGATCATCTTGATGCCAGCAATCTCAGGCATATTACCTGAAGCAATGCTGCCTGAACCCTTGAAGTCAGCGTTGGCTGCGTTAGAAGCGTTAGCAAGCAAGTAGTATTGCTCTGGCTTCACAAAGCAGAAGCGGCCTTCGGATGGGACATAGGCGTCATCCAGTGCTTCAGCAGCGTCAAAGATCGAACCGATCAGTGAGGTTGCGTTAGTATTGGAGTCGGCATCGGTGATGATGGTACCAGCAGCATAGCCAGAATCGCCTACGTTAGCGGTTGCAGCAGCAGCTTGAACCATAGTTTGCAGAACGTGCTTGTCCATCTGGAAAGCAAGCGCACGGCCCATCTCAGCGGAGTACACTGAACGGACATCGTAGTGGTTCTTAGCTTCCTGAATGTTTGCAATGAAGTGCGAACTCAGAAGCAGATCGTTAATCGTAATTACCTTCTCAGCGTGGTTCAGGTCTGTGCCTGTGATTTCTGCGCCGGGAGTATGGTAAGCGGCTGAACTGCGGCCCATGACAGGGAACTGTGCAGACTTGCCGTTTGCGATAGTACGGGTCATGTGCTTATCAGCAGTAACAGTTGCCTGTTCAAAGCTGGTAAGTACCTCTCCCGCAAACACCTTCAAGAAAAGAGTATCAGCGGTACCCGTGTTATTCACCTGACCTAGATCAGAGATATTGGCGTTTGCCATAACGGTATTCCTTTGTTTGAAAAAGTTGTGTTTGGGTGTTCTTCAACTAATCCAACGACACACTGAAGGGTGTTCTCCGCAGAGAGCCTTTATGCTTGTAGGTAGTAGAACTTAGCAGCCTGAGTAGGCTGACTATTGTAGGTTGCTGCGTTCCAGCTTCTTTTGTACAGCGGCACGGAACGCTGGGTCTTTCGCATATTCAGGCGAACCCATTTCTTTAGTGACTTGCGCCCAGCTTTGGTATGAATCCACGGAAGAAGAGGCTCTGCCCCCTACCAAATTAGGCTCTGCATTACCCCCCGCACGGTAGCGGTTGAGTAAGCCATCAATAGCGAGTCTTGCTTGTGATGCGTTCCCTGACGAAATCGCTTCATTGTAAGCGTCAATCTCACCTTCTGTTAGATTATCAGAAGCCCATTCGGCTAACTGAGTATAGTTATCTTCACCCCCCGCATACCCGTATAGTTCACTCTGGTATGATTGGGAGATGGCTTGCTGACCCTCAATATAGGAATCCACCATTTCTTGTGGGATACCCTGTGCAGCTAGGTCAGCATATGTTTGTTCTGAGAGTCCACCTGTTTCAGCGAACTCATTACTAAGGGCATCGAAATCTAGCCCCGCATTTTCTACAGCTTGTCGAGCATCCTGTGCAGCCTCTGGCTCAGTTGGTTCACTATCGCTCTGAGTAGCCTCTTGGCGGCTCTGAGTGAATTGTCTCTCCAACTCTCCATATGCTTTAGAAAGCTCTTCAGGAGACTTAAACTTTTCTGGTAGCCACTCAGGACGGTCTTCAGCAACTTCTGGTACTGGTGTTTCACTTCCTGTGACATTGCCTTCCATTTGTACGGTTTCAGCCATTATTTTGATTGACCCTTCTGGATGATGTTGCCTTTGGAGTTCATGTATTGAACCCCTAGTTCAGCATCCTCAGTTCCGGGCCACGCTGGGTACTCCTGTTTTTTTGGTGCGGGAGTAGCCTTTGGGTTGTCCTTCTTCAAAGACATCTTAGAGTCAGTCATATTTATTCCTGTGGTTGTTGCATATCACCTTTGGCGTATTCTTTTAGGACACCCGGTGCTGCCTCTTGCATGGTCTGAGCAAGCATCATTTGTTGTTGCTCTTCAGCCTGACGTTGCTGTTCTTCTTGCATCTGCTGGTCTGTCTTGATTAGACCGATAGTGTCAAGGCCGTGGCCTGTAGCGAGGCGGGTGTTTAGATCGTCAAAGTTGATACGCTCTAGTGCTTGAGGATACGCCTGTGCGATCTGCACAAGGTCTGCAATATACCCTCTCACTTTGTTGAGATCATTACCTCTGCCAAGGGCTTCCACGCCTGTAGTAATGACAGGTGTGACAGTACCCTTGGGCAGCTTTGGTATCTTCTTGGCGGCTGACATCCTGTCCATAAGGATGTTGACCAGTGGTAGCTGTAGCTCCTGTGAAAGAATGGAGTACACACCACCCAAGGCAGTCTCTAGCTCCTGCGCCATGAACCTAATCTCTTCTGCCGTAACTCGTTCAGCGTTGCGCTGGATGGCAGTGTTGAGTAGGAAGGCGTATGCTAGACGGTCTTCGATGCGCTGTACTGTCTCCAGAACAACACGCATATCAGGATATTTCTCTGTCTGTAAAACTCTGACATCTTCAGGTTGACCTATAATAACGTCACCATTCTTAGATGTGGAGAGGTCACGCCGCTTTACCGATGCGTTAGGACGCACCATAAAGACCAGCTTTGCGCTGGCAGCAGCGGAGCTTACGAGGGCTTCCATCAAACCTTCTAGTGACTTGAGGTCACCAAGGTATTCCTCTACATAGGAACGCCCGTAGTCTTCACCATCAAGGTGAACCATACGCAGCGGTATCCAAGGCAGGAGGTCTTTCTTATAACGCCCCTCAGAGCCGGGTATAATATTGCCCTCGACTTCCTGATAGACAGAGTAATAGTCCTTGTCTTCTCTATAAACTTTTGTGTAAATCTTCAGCGGCTCATCGCCATTGTAGTCTATGTTCTCAATGCCTTCTGGCAGTGACTTAGGTGACACAGACTCTTGGACGATAACCTCTAACAATTCCCCGGCAGGGTCACGCTTGATCACATATGATGATAGCGGAAAGACACGCAACCCGTTCTTCTTGGGGATGTGCAGCAGGACATTTCCTGCCACGACTAAATGCTTTAGTGCTTCAAATGCAAAGACACGCAGCGCACGAAACTCAATCTCAGATTGAACCTCACGCTCAATGCCAGCTAGTCCCTGTTCAATCTCTGCCCGTAGTTCCCCTTCACCGTCAAGCTCTTGCTTAGTCTTAGTGTCCATACCAAGACGGAAGAAAGGTGAGTTAGGTGGGAAGAGAAGTAGCATGAGCTTAGATGCGAGGTTGTTGACACCTCTGGCACCTATGCTTTGGAATGGTTGATATAGGTCAGTCGCTGAACTAAAACCTTCTGGAGTAATCAAGGATGGCAGAGTAAGTTCTGAACACTCCCTTGCTCTATCCAGATAAATCTCCCTGTCAGCCGTGAGTTTATTGTACCGCTTGGCACAGGAAGTTGATTCGTGCATAACTTAGTTCCTATACTTTGACAACATTAAGTCCGACACCTTTATTCTTGGTCTGACCTTTGGTCTTCTTTACCCGTAAGTCTGTGCGGTCTGTGGCTGTGCCTGACCTGTTGACCAGTAGAGCGTTGTATCCTGCTGACGCAAGCTGGTCACCAAAGTTACGGTTGTCAGTTGTGTCTTCAGGTTTAGGCTTTGGCTTTTGCTTAGGTTGCACTGGCGCATTATTATCATCGCTACCAGAATCACCTGTAACCCTATCAGGGTCACGCCCGGTCAACTGACCACGTTCATTACGAGTACCAGTGATGTTACCCTTGCGGTCTGTGACAGCGGTTTCACCAGCCATAAGATTGTCGAGCATACGCTGTGCAGTAAACTTACCGATAGCATTGAGTGCCATCGCAGCCGCACTAGGTACGCCTGATAGCTGCCCTACCTCTGCCCGTTGTTTAAGATTAGCAAGGGAATCCGCAGTGATGTTTTGCCCGGCAACCGCCGCACCTTTTTGACCTAAGACAGCTACAGCAGCACCGGGTGACAGTCGAGTGTCACGGGGTCTAGTAGGCTTATCTTGTTCTCTGCCAAAACCGGGGTCACGCCCTGAACTGTTACTTGAAGTGTTCGATGGACGGCTTGGTTTAGAAGGTGTTGTATTACGGGCGGCTCTCATGATTGCGTCATCATACGGTGTCGCCTTGGGAGTTACCCTTGCTTTTGTCTGTGCCTTTGTCTCGTATCTAGGCGTGGAACTTCTTTTGTTGTCGTTACCACTATTGCCGCCGGGACTAGATGATCCTCCACACATAGGTGTCTCCTTATCCTGTAGCTATGTTGACACCAGTGCTGCTGCCTAATCCACCGACAGACTTGTCTTGGAAATTGGAAGACTTTGGCTTGACCCGTAGGCTGTCCCTATCAGTTGCCCCCTGTCCTGATTTGTTTACCAGTGTAGGGTTGATAGCTTCGTTAGCTAATTGATCTTCAAACGACTTCTGTTGTTCAGCAGCTAGTCGCTTAGACTCTTCTAACTGACGCTTGTAAGCGTTTTCCATCTGTGATGCTTTTGCATCGGCCTGTTGTTTAACGAACAAGCCAGCAGCAACGGCAGCAACATAAGGGGCAGCAGGGCCACACATAGTTTAATCCTCCGGGCTAGGGTTTTCTTCCCGCCTTTTCAACTCTAGTAGCCATTGGATAACAGACCTCTGACCAGCTTTGTACCACACCTCTCTGTCAGTCCACTCTAATCTGGCTGACTCATCGGGGTACACTTGGTCTAAGATTTCTATTAGTTGATCCACACTATACGGGAGACTTAGTATTTCTTTAGACATGGTTGTCCTCTTATGGAGTGGGTATTATTCGCAGGACTTCTGTCCAGTGCTGGGGTCAATGAAGCAAGCCTCTGTTTTTTGGTCTTCTTCTTTTACCTCGTTCAATATCCCATATCTTTTTCCAGCGGCACGGAAGGTAGTTATTCCTTTGCATCCTGATTTCCAAGCATCGTAGTAGAGGTTCTTGAATTGCTCATAGCTAACATTGTCACCCACGTTACAGGTCTTCGACACAGCGGAGTCCACAAACTGAGATGTTAATGACAGGACAGACAGGTGTTCCTCTGCGCTGATCTCATTGGCTGTTCGCCCTGAGTACCCCTGACGATAGGCATAGTCCTCGACACGCTGCACCGTATGCCCGTCAAACTGCTGGATGGTACGGTCATAGTAGAGACTGAACGGTGGTTCGATCCCTGACGATACGTTGTCAGCAGTCAGGCTGATGGTGCCTGTAGGTGCGATAGATGTGAGGTGAGAGTTACGGATGCCTTGACGCTTGATCTTCTCCTGTACCCAATCAGGCAGAGTCTGGATAAACTTACCCTGCATATAATGATATTCATCATACAGCGGGAAGCTGCCCTTCTGTTCTGCAAGGTCAGCAGATGCTGAGTAGCAGTGATCACGGAGACACTCTAGTACAGTCTCAGTAAACTCCATGAATTGCTCAGAGGCGTATGGCAAACCACACATCTCACCAGCGTTAGCCAAGCCTGTGACACCAAGACCCATACGGCGTTTGTTTCTTGCCTCTGTAGCTTGTGCCTCAAGTGGGTAGATGGTACGGTCAATGATATTGTCCATCGCCCTGACAACTGTGTAGATGTCCTTGACAAACAAACCATAGTCAAACTTCTGATCCAGTACATACTTGGTCAGGTTGAATGAGCCAAGCAGACAGGCACCGTATGGTGGCAGAGGTTGCTCACCACATGGGTTAGTGGCTTCGATGGTTTCACAGTAGTGTAGGTTGTTCATCTTGTTAATGGTGTCGATGAACAGTACCCCCGGTTCAGCCCAATCCCATGTGCTACGCATCACCATGTCCCACAAGTTCTCAGGGTCTACCTCTTTGTAGACTTCACCGTCATACTCCAGAGGGAACGGCTTGCCATCTTCAAGGCACCGCATGAACTTGTCCGTCACACCAATAGAGATGTTGAACCCTGTCAGCTTGTCGCTGTTGTTCTTGGCTGTGATAAACTCTTCGATATCGGGATGGTCAATGCGGAGTACACCCATTTCCGCTCCACGCCTGTGGCCTGATGAGGCTATGGTTTGGCACACGGCGTCAAAGATGCCCATGAAACTGACAGGGCCAGATGCCTTAGACTCTAGGCTCTTGATGCGGTCACCACGGGGACGCAGCCGGGAGAAGTCATAGCCGATACCACCACCACGCCGCATAGTCTCAGCGGCCTCTGTTGCCCTGCCCATGATAGAATCCATCGAATCCTCAATGATCCCTGACACAAAGCAATTAAATGCGGTGGTCTGCCGGGCAGCACCCATAGCGTTCTGGACACGCCCTGCCGGGAGGAACCTCATGTGACGCAGGGTATCCTTGAACTCTTCAAAGTGTCCTGCATCGTCCTTCAAAGCCCCAGCAATACGCACGATCTTGCTGTAGAAATCTTCTCCTGTCTGACGGTACTTGACGGTGTCGATCTCCTCAGAGATAGGGAGTGTCATTCCGTAATGCTGGTTAGGTATCATGTTTTTGTTCCTCTTGTTTCTGTAAGTTTGCTAATGCTCTCCACGCTACTTGCGCCCAATCCTCATCAATGACATGACGCATCATTGCGTCTAGCTCGTCACCTGACTTAGACCTATCCCAATGCAGTGTCTCTGGTGTCTGACCATGCTGGATGCCACCAGCCAGTGACACCTTGGCGACTGCTGCAATGGCATCAGGAAAGTATTTGATGAAGCCAGTGTAGACAGGGATGGCCTTACGCTCCTGTGCGTCTGTGGGTAGTGTCATTTAGGACTCCATAGGATTGGTTCACCGTACTCAAAGTTGTAGTCTTCGGCTCTCAGGATACGGGCAAGCCGTGCCTGTGTTAGTGCCTCTTCCTCCGTGTGGCCCGACTTGATGAAAGCACCGACAACACTTTCCCAATTAGGATTCTCAAGTATCGTGCTTGCTCTCTTCTCGCCAACTCCTCGTAGTCCGGGGTAGCCATCTGTGCTGTCTCCGATCAGGGTTTGGTACAGGTGGTTATAGTCAGCCTGTTCCGTGGTTATGGTTAGCATCTCACCGCTGCGCCACAACAGACCGGGGATGGTCTTCATGTCCTTGTCTTCAGAGACAATCACAGTCTCCCCTGTCAGCATATCAGCGGTCTGCATGATGCCCATCACATCGTCAGCCTCAAGGCCGTGCCATTGCTCAGTCTTGTACTCACTCTCAATCCAATGCTTGAGTGCTTTGTAGCAAGTGGGCTTGCGCTTGCCTTTGCGGTTCGACTTGTAGCTAGGCTCAATGTCTTTCCTGAAGTTATCCTTGTCTGAGAAACAGAAGATGAAATCGTCTGCCCCTGTCATGTCCACCAGAATGTCTAGGTGTTGTAGGATTAACTGCTTGGCTTCCTTTGCGTCTGCCCACAAAGACCAGACATCATCACCCCAATCAATCTCTTGCTCGACTGTGCTGGCGTACTGGTAGACAACGATGTCGCCGTCAATAAGTAACGTCCTGTACATTAGTTGCTCCTGTGGATAGTAGAAAGTAAATGAACGGCACGTTGTGTGTCGATCTTGAACCACTCGCCCCGGCGTTCAGAGGCGTGTTGCTCGACTAGGTTGTGAGCTTCCTTCTCTGATGCCCGTCTGTCTTCAGTCGGGTAAGCGTAGGCAAGCTCGTAGTTCCTCAGTGGGCTGCTTGTCTGGTAGTCTTTCAGACGGTTGGTGGCGTTGACGGCCATGCCAACCTTGACCCACTCAGGCCACGCTGGATTGGTTACAATGTAGATGTGACCAGCAACGTGCTTGTCGTACAGAGCAAGAACTTCTTTCTTGATCTTGGCTGCTGTATCTTCGATCAACCCCATTGCCTCATACACAGCATCGAAACCCTTGTCTGTGTACAGCTTGTGAAATGGGTGTTGTGGATTACCAACCCGGCACCTGTAGCCTTGGATGGTCATCCTTGTTTTGTTTTCTAAGCTTCTGTTAGTGTGTCTCTGCCCAGTTGCTTCCGATGTTGTACTCTCCTGTGAGTTCACATCGAATGTTGAAGTGTTCTCCTGCTCTAACGATAGACTCAACTGCGAGTTTTCCAATGTCATCTGCCATGTCTTCCTTTACTTCTAGTTGGATTTCGTCATGTACCCATGCCACTTGGCGACATGAATCAGATAGCCCTGCCTCTTTCAAGGCACGGTCAAATTCAACAATCCAACGCTTACAAATGAGTGCGCCATCAGATTGAAGTAGAGTGTTAAGTGCGGCATGAGGTGACCTGATCTTCAGGTGCCTACCGTCAAGGCCAACGATGTAGCCTCTGGCTGCTGCCTTCTGGACTTTCTTGATGAGGATGTCCAGTGCCGGGAGCCGCTTCAGGAATCGGGCTTTGAGTTGTCCACCTTCTTTGGCTCCTTTGCCAACGATGCTTCCGATCTTTGCTGCCCCTGCCCCGTAGAGGAATCCATAGATGAATGTCTTGGCCGTGTTACGGGTGGGCAACCCAGCCGCCTTCTGGTTCTCTGTATGGACATCGCCATTGACGACTGTCTCCGCATATGAACCTCCATCATATAGTGCCATCCTGTGTGCGAGACACCGTAGTTCCAAGCCACTTACATCCACGCCGCAAAGCCGATTGCCATCGGCAACCGTGAAGAGCGTCCTACATTCTTTGCCATAGGGGACACCAATGGCCGGAACTTGTGCGACATTCGGATGCGAGTGAGTAGCTCTTCCAGTGACTGCGCCATTAGTGTTGACTGAACCATGAATACGCCCATGTCTTTCCACCTT